CAGAGGATCTCAAGAAGCATTGCGAGTTTCTTGGGTTGGCAAAGTCAGGGACTAAGGCCGATCTGATCAAGCGCATCCGGGCCGTGGACAAGAACATCGCCATCTACGACGAGGAGGTCGAGGCGTACATGAAGACCGTTGGGGGGAAAACTCTGCTTGACGATTACACGTATGCCGAGATCCTGCTTGCCGCGGAGAACATCCGCTGCAACCCGGAACTTGCCGACGCATTCTCTGGCGGGGTTCCTGAGGTCTCGATCTTCTATGATCTGGGCGGCGTGCCCATGAAGGCACGCCTCGACTACCTGAAGCCGCGCGCCATCGTGGACCTGAAGTCAACCCGGAATGCCCTCAAGCTGCCGTGGGATACCGCGGTCCCGAACTTTTTGGCGCGTGGGAACTACAGCGTTCAAGCCGTGGCTTACATGAATGCCCGCCGGATGATCGGACAGTTCATGAAGGACGGAAAGATCTTCGGAGATCACGATCCAAAGTGGCTTAAGAAGGTGGCGTCCGCATTTGAGTTCTCTTTCGTCTTCGTGGTGTACGCCGCAGAAGGGGCTCCTCTGTCGATGGGCGTGATCTTCAACGAAGACGAGCCGGAATACGCGATAGCGACGGAGAAGGTCTTCAACGCTATTGAGCGTTACAAGCAAGGCTTTGAGAAATACGGCGAGAGCCGTTGGGTCGAGCAGCGCAGTCTTGAGCGCTGGGGTAATCTGAATTGGCCGATGTGGCAGGGCTCCTGATATGGCAAACGAACTGGTGAAGAAATTCGAAACGCAGCTGGTCGAGCTTGAGCCTCGCTGGAGGCCGACGCTGCCTGAGAACGTGGACCCCAGCCGCTTTAGAGCGGCTGTCGTGACGGCTGTGATGAAGAACCCGGAGCTGCTTCAGGCAGACCGGACATCCTTGATGATGGCCTGCATGCAGTCGGCCAACTCCGGTATCCTCCCGGATGGTCGAGAGGGCGCCATCGTTGTCTTCAAGGACTGGAAGACAAAGAAAAAGATGGCGCAGTGGTTGCCAATGACATCTGGCGTCGTTCGGCGCCTGCGTGAACTGGGCGACCTCACCTCAATTTCGGCCTACTGTGTCTACAAGGGCGATACATTCGAGGTTATGCTGGGTGATGATCCAAAGATCATTCACAAGCCCGATCCTACGGGCTCTCGAGATGGGGACGACATCATCGCCGCCTACGCCATCTTCCGGAACGGTGACGAGGTCATTCATCGCGAGGTTATGACCCGCGAGGAGATCGATCAGACGCGCGGGGTTTCCCGAGCGAAAGATGGACCTGCATGGAAGCAGTGGCTCGGCGAGATGGCGCGCAAGACCGTCATCCGCCGCGGGTCTAAGTCGATCCCGCTCTCTGCCGCTGCCGCCGCCATCATCGAGACCGATGACCAGTGGGTTGACTTCTCCGTTCGGGACGACGAGCCCGTCACCGACAACCCCCTGAACGACAACCCGCTCAACGATGACGTCGTCGACGCTGAGACGGGAGAGATTGTGGAAGCCATCAACGATCCAGAGGTCGTTGAGGATGCCGCACCGGAAGTGAGTGAGGAAGAAGTACCCGCGCCGAAGCAGGATCCAGCCAAGATGGTCCTGGCCAAGATCGCGGAAATTGAAACACCGGATCGTCTGGAAGCGTTCGTCGATAAGTACAAGGACAAGATCGCGACGCTTTCGGAACCAGCGCAGGGCAAGATCCGCTCTGCGTATCGCCGCAAACTGAAAGAGTTGAGAGCATGAAGTCTGCCATCATTCACATCCGCACAACCCCGGAACGAAAGGCCACGATCTCGAAGCTGGCCAAGTCGCTTCCGGGTTACACGGCCACCCGCCTCATTGAGGAGGGTGTGGACATGATCATCGCCAAGAAAAGCAAGGCCAAGAAGTGATGAAATCACCGGGAACGGCGTTACGTGAGGCCATTCAGGAACTTGACGTCAGCCTTCCCGGTGCGGCCTTCAAAGCGAAGGCGACCGATAGGGTGGCAGACATCATTGACCTCTGGTGGCATGAGCTCAATGAGGCCAAATCCGCTGCGACAGCAGCAGAGCAGGAAGCCATTCAGGATGAGCTGATCATCAGCTTGGCTAGGATCATTACTGCGATGATGAACTCAACCGTTGGGTTCTTTCAGGACAAGGACTCCATTAGGGCAAGCGTCGGGGTTCTGTCTTTTGTCATCGCTGGCTGTGAGGAGTACCTTGACTCCGAAATCCTTCCAACCAGAGAGATCGTGGACATCGCGGCCATGATCGATGGCGCTGAGGATGCCGATGTTTCGGAAACCTAGAGAGCGCGAGCCGAAGTATTTGTCTCTCGTGGCCAAGATGCCGAGCGTCATCTCTGGCCGTTCTCCTGTGCATGTGGCGCACATCCGGTACGGGGATCCTGAGAGAGGGAAGCGCTCGACTGGCATGGGTGAGAAGCCCAGCGACTGCTGGGTTCTCCCTCTCACCCCGGAAGAGCATATGTGGGGCGTGCGATCCCAGCACGCCAACAACGAGAGGGAATGGTGGCAGGGCTACGGGATTGATCCCATCGTGGTCTGTCAGGCCCTCTACAAGGTCTACCAGCAGCACGTTGCTGGCGAGTTCGACAAGATTGAAGCCGAAATCAGGATGCGCCGGGTCTGTCTGGCGGCGAGGGGGATGTGATGGAGCTTGGTAATCTTATCTTTGGGAACTCGCGAGGTGAGTTCCCAATCGAAAGAGATGCTGGCTTTGAGGAGCAATGGAGGAGGCTGACAGAGGCAGCTTGCATCGAATGGTATGGGTTTCCGGAGGATGGATGCGGACTCACCCATGATGCTGAGCGTGGCTGGTACGAGAACGATGTGTTCCGCGTCATGCCCTATTACTGGGGGGATGATCCAGACAAAGCTATGCTTCCGAACTTCCTGTTCAAGCCGACAGGGTTTGAGATCAACTGGTACAAGTATCCGTTTCGGGATAGCTATATGAACCGGGACATTACCCCTGTGGAGTTTGCCGAGATCATCGACGCGTGTGTGCGGTCGGTTAAAAAGTAGGGGCGTCCTCAGATTTTGTGTTGACGCAGTGCTGACGCTTCGATATACGCAAAGAGCGTAAATTAACTGAGGAGATTGGAATGCATCTCACGCTCGCCCAAAAGTTCCAGATCGCCGAGCTGATCAAGACGGTTCAGACACCAGATGGCTTAACGTACCAGCCGGGTTGGTCGGATGCTCGGGTTGCCAAGGAGTTCGGGGTGAACCCGGCCCAGGTTTCAACCGTCCGCAAGGGTGCCTTCGAGGGCATGCAGAGCCGTCCTGCCGGTGGGTCTTCCGCGATCCAGAGGCTGACCGAAGAGATCTCCACCCTCAATCAGCGCCTGACGAAGCTCGAGCGCATCATCTCTGCCGCCTAAGAGGTTCCCATGCATATCACCACGATTATCGGAAACATTGGCCGGGATCCTGAGATCCGCGCCATGAAGAACGGCGGCAAGGTTGCCAACATTGCCGTTGCGGTCAACGAGTACCGCGGCAAGGACGAGGACCCCGTAACCCATTGGTACAATGTGGTTGGCTGGGGCCCGAACGCCGAGACGGCTGAGGGCCTGTCAAAGGGCGACCGGGTTGTTGTTGTCGGGAAGATGGTCACCCGCAAGTGGGAAGACCAGAAGGGCAACACCCGCTACTCCACCGAGCTTGTTGCCGATGGATGGACCGGCGTGATTGCAGCCGCTCCAGCCCCTGAGACGAAGGGCGCCAAAAAGTCTTCACCTAAGAAGCAAGTTGTTGATGACGATCAGGATTTTATCCCATTTGCTTGGATCATGACTGTCGGCATTGGGGTGGCTTCGCTGCTCTCAAGCATGGGCCAGTATGTCTCTTAAGGTCTGCAGGAGTTGCAGTCTTGATTTGCCGGTTGAGGAGTTCTACGCCCATCCGCAAATGGCTGACGGACGCCTCAACAGGTGCAAGTCCTGCGTTAAGGCCCGTGTGCGGAAGCACCGGGCCAACAACCTGGAGAAAATTCAGGAGTACGACAGGATTAGGGGCCGCTCTGAAGAGCGCATCGCGTACCAGAAAGAGATGTACCACAAGCACAAAGGAAGGCGCCCAAACTATGCCAAATCTTGGCAGGCGCGCAATCCGGAGAAGCGAAAGGCACACGGGATCGTGAATAACGCTATCAGAGATGGCAAGCTGCTTAAGGGGGTCTGTGAGGTGTGCGGGTCTGAAAAGGTCGACGCCCACCACGATGACTACTCAAAGCCGCTTGAGGTGCGCTGGCTTTGCCGGAAGCACCATGCTGAGACGTGGAGAAGGTACGCATAATGCAGCACCCTGTCAGCAAGCTTAGCCCGGAAGCACGGGACAATCTTGAGATGACCTTGGACCGCTTTAACGCGGAAGAGGTTTCCAAGATCTTCAAGTTCATGGGGTGGACGTGGGCGGACGCCGAGGATGGAGTGCCCGAGCCTCACGAGGTTCGGGCCTTCGCCCGCGAGTTGATGGCAGGGGCTTATTTGGCGTCTGTGGTTACTGGCCATGGCGTCATGTCATCTGGGCGATTGCAAGCTGAATACTGGGATGGTGGAGAATTTTCGATAGCCTTCGTCCCGATTTCTGTTGACTAAACCGCACGCATTTCGCAGGTATGGTGATATGAGCACAGCGCAAGCATACGATCCAGTCTCACGCCCGAAGCATTATGTCGGCAAGACGCTGGAGGTGATCGACGTCATCGAGCGTCTGCGCTGTGGCTGCCACATGGGCAATGTCATCAAGTACATCCTGCGCGCCCCGAACAAGGGCAACATTCAGGATCTCCAAAAGGCCATTTGGTACCTCAACCGCGCGGCCACCGTTCACACGGGGCCGCTGCGCACAGAGAAGACGGTTACGCCCTACTCGTTCTTCATCATCAAAGAGGAATTCGGCGTCAGCGATGCCATCGCCAACGCTTACACACAGGTGACGATTGCTCTGGCTCTCGGCCATGACTCCCTGATCCGGCGCACGCATCTGGAAGCCGCAATTAAGTTTATAGAGGCGGAGATCTCCAGCCTCTCAACAGGCAGCGGGGGAGCCGGGTAACACCGGCTGCTGCGGGAGGGGGTGTTTTCTTCCCTTACACCCCCTCCCAACAATCATAGGTGAAACCATGAACCTTGAAAGTATTTCAGTCTGGTCCTCCCTCCTCGGGGTGGTCTTCATTCTTCTCTCTATCGCCGCACAAATCGGGTCAGCTGTAACCCAAGCCGATCTTTCGGCCTTCACGTCTTGGCTGAACATGATCGGGTTTGGTCTGATGTCCTGCGGGGCGGGAGGGATCCTCTATGTTGTCATGCATGGAGGCTGAGTACAGCGTAGATCCGCATCGCCTGCACGCGCTCGTCTACGAGCGCACGGGCGTGTTCGTCCAAGCTGCATACGAGGGAAGGATGATCCGTGCGGACATCTGCCAGCTCACCACTGAAAGCCTCGAGCGATACGTCCGGGGACTCTCCAGAGACGAACTCGAAGGGGTTCTGGTCCGTGTCCTCAGAACTCGAACGTCATCGACCGCCAGAAGTCGGTGAATGGACTGAGTACAGGGTGATGCGGATCAATGTGGATGGCAAGCCGTGGCTCCGGGGATACGCCGTGTTCTGGGTTGTGATGGATGAAAACGGAGAGCCGGTTCGCTGGGGTCAGGCCCCGGCCTTCCCAGTAGGGATGAACCACGGGATCTTCGTTGACGCCATGCGGAGCTACCATCAGGCCGTCCACAAGCCTGTTCTCGATGCCACAAATGGCCGCCCTGTCGAAGACCCGATTTGCAAGAGATAGGGACAGGGAATGGCCATTTATGGCCTTCCCGCTTCAGATAGGCAAAAGGACCCGGACACCTCTCGATGCCCCTAAAACCCCAAACCCTGTCCGAGGAGTTCGCATGCAGAATAGTTCGGGAAATGGACACCCTGTTCGTGGAGGCCGATATACCCACTGGCGGACGGATGACGCCGGAGGAGGCGGAAGCCTTTTCGGTCCGTCTATGGACGACAGCGCAGGAAGCCCGGAGGCAGACACATACGATCTCTTTGGAGGTGGCCCACAGGGAGGCAACCTTGAAGAGAGCCGCCAAGAAAACCCTCGGGGGCTCCTCAAAGCGCGCGCCACGGCAGAAGTCGTCCATGACCCCGTAACGACCATGGTCATGGCTCTGAAGGAGATCCAGGCATATCTGGAGGACTCCCGGAAGGTTGAGAAGGTGGCACCCCGCTCAGAGGTGCTGTCTGCAAAGTCTCAGGCCGCCATCTACAAGACCCACCTCGTTTCCGTCCTCAACATCGTGACAGCCCACTGCGAAGAGCTGTCTGAGGCGGAAGAGGCGGTTCTGATGAGGGCATGGGGAGCTGTGCATGATGGTTACGCGTGAGGAATGGGTGAAGACCCGGAACAGCTTGGCCGCGAAACTCGAGCTGGAAGAGAGCGAGACGGAACGCAAGCTTCTGGAGATGGCGATCCGGATCGTGGATGAGATTATAGCAAAGAAGGAGACCCCCGCATGATTGACATCAAGGCCCTCGAAACCGAGGCACAGAAAGAACTGAACGAGGAAGTGGCCAAGGTCGCCCGCTCGAAGATCAAGGCCAGCCTCAAGCGCATCCAGGATGCTGAGAAGATCCTGGCCAATGCGCGTCTGGAACACGCTGCTCTGATGCGGGACATCACCGGGGAGCTCTGATGGAATATCGGCTCTTTTCACTCCCGGTCCCCATTGTGTGGGCCGGGTTTGAGACAGATACCTACAAGCTCCAGCAGGCTGGCTGGTCAATCTCGGCTGCCCAGAACGTCCACAACTACACCATGCAGATCGCCATCTGCCACAAGGAAGGCGGCATGCGCGGGCTGTCCATGGAGTTGCCTTGGGACTACATGCGGGAGATGGACTGGCACCGCTCAAAGTTCCCTGTCATCCACATGCGCATGATCAGCGAGAAGGTCTACATCGAGCGGTTGATGGGCGCTGCCACCAACTTCGATTACTTCGCACCCATCGATGCCGCGCCACGGATGATGGAGTGGGAGCGCAAGTCGCTGGAGGATTTCGTCCACTTCGCGCCGTTGAAGGCCAAGGGCATCCTTCTCCCGGAAGCTTCAATCCCGGAGCTGATGGAGCAGATCCTCAAGCTGCAGCAGCCGATGCGAGAGGCTGAGATCATGAGGGGGCTGAAAACCCCGGTCATGCATGCTCAGTTGATGAGCATTGCGGCATGAAGGTTCTCGTCACGGGGGATGCGGACGAGGAGATCACAAACACGGCGTTGGATCTCTTCCATTTGATCAGCCCCATCGAGCTCGTAATCGAGCTCGGGGGCAAGTCTGCTGAACTCAACGCGAGGTTCTGGGCTGATGACAACAACGTGCCAGTCGTTACGGTCCGGGAAAAGACCCGGCTCCAGACGGCGACAGAAGCCCTGAAGTATAAGCCGAACTACGTGATGGCCTTCCCTTGGTATTCGGTGGCGGTCACCGACAGGGCGAAGCGCCGAGGAATTCAAGTTGGGTATGTGGAGATAAGGGATGCGAAAGCCCAGATGGACGGAGGAGGAGGTCAGGCTGCTGAGGGAGACGATGCACCTGACGGAGAAGGAGGCGGCCAAGATTATCGGGAGGCCGTACCAAGCGGTTGGCAGGAAGAGTGAGTTGATGGGTTTGAGGAGAATGCGTCGTGGCAGAGTGGTACAAGAAGAAGGACAACCCGCGGTATAAGATCTGGACGCAGGAGGAGATCCGCGTCCTTGGGCGGCTTGTGGAGCAGGGATGCACGTTCCCGGATCTTGGACGGATCTTCCGCAGAAACCCGGTCGCCGTTTACAACAAGGCCTGCAGAGAGGGCTTTCACGTTCCCCGCAGAAGGAAGTGGACAGCAGCGGAAGAGCAGCTGCTCAAGAACCAGTATTTCGACATGCCACGCGGAAAGGTGGCCAAGCTGTTAGGCCGAACCGTCAATGCGATTGGCCACAGGAAGCACCTCCTGAGAACAAAAAAGGCCGGGTAGAAGACCCGGCCTCTTTTATGCAGCAAGTAAAAGAACAAGCAGCCCTGACATGAAGATCAGGAGCCAGAACCCGATCTGGTTCATCGCGTCCTGCTTTCCAGGCTCATCACCCTCAGTCTGAGTTCGCGGATTTCCCGAATGGCTCGCTCTACGAGCTCGACATCCAAGTCGTCGAGCACATCTGCAAGCTCTTCAAGGTCGTCGATGACGTCCCCCATCTTAGTCGCCTTTGCAGTCATTTCGGATCTTGTTAGACCATCGAGATGGGCAAGTAGACGCTTGTCCATCAGTACCCTCTCTTCGCCCTCAGCCATGTCAGGTAGTCGGCGCCAAACTCGACGTCGGGGAAGAACGTCACGCGGCGGACACTGTCGTCGGGCTCATCTGGATCAATGATTGTGACGCAGGACGGAAACGCACACTGGTTCGGCAGGCCGAGCTCTTCGGCATAGTCATCATGGGTTTTGTAGCTGGCCACACGCAGCACATGAGAGATCAAGCCGGTGGCCGGATCTTTCTCAATGGCATACCCGGAGGTGTGCTTGTGGCCGCAGATCAAGATGTGGTCCCTCCAGCCCATCTTCGCGGCTTTCACCGGACCATGGACCGTGTTCCACATGCTGTGCCCATGAAAGTCGTGACGGGCATTCACGCGCACCGCGGTACCGTTCGGGCTCTCGAGATTGATGCGGACGCCGTACTTGCCATTCACACCTGGCGCATTCCTCAACATGTATTCAAGCGGGTCTCCATCTCCTGACCAACAATTGCCAGAAAAGTGAGACTTGCCATCGCGACGAACAAGGAAATTACCAAGCGGCGTTGTGAGGCACCAGACAGTGCCTGTATAATGTCCATCTTGACGGACCTCTGAGACTGCGAGGTCGATTTCCTTCCTGCCAGCCGTGAAGTTCAGGCGGCGCTCAGCGCGTCCCGGAACATTTTTGATCCAGGCGGACCAACCATGCATGGCAAACAGACCCTGCAATGCGTCGAGCCAGCCAGGTTTGGCTTTATCGGAAATATACCCGCTCTTGGCCTTGCCCCACGAACCGTCTGCCTCAACAAGAGTCTCAGCGAACGCGACAAACTGCGTGTCGTTCATTTCCCAAACCCAGTCAGGGAACCCAACCTTGCTAACAAGGTGGGCCACAGATCTTGAGGCTTGAGCGCTAAGCCGAACTTCACCCTGCACGGTTTCGTAGTGCCGGTCATTGATGGCGGTCTTGCGCTCGCGGTAAGAGACCGCGTGCTCAATCCCCATGCGTCCAAGGAGGGCTGAGATGGCCGTCACGTCCTTCTGATAGATCGTGACATACCCACGATCCGAGGCGTGGCCATCCGTTGCAATCCAGGCAGCGAGGCGAACCTCATCCTCGCTCATGGTGCAGTTACCGTGATAGGACCCGGCTACCATGATCGAGCGCCGACCGGTCATGTCTGCGGCAGCTTCATACTTCCACTCATCGCTACCGCGTGCTTTGGTGAGGACTCGATGGTTGGGCGTGACGTTGAAGCTGACAGGCTGCGCATCGATCTTGACCATGCTGCCGTCATGCCACCGCGCCACCTTCTTCAAGATGGGCTGCCACTCAACATTGCCTGTCTTGCGGTTGAAGCCAAGGACAAGGTCTTCGTCCTTGATTTCATCATGGCGGCACCATCCGCGTCCCCGGACAAATGCCTCCGTGCTGGCGTCGTGGCAGTCGTGATTGCCCATCACCACGTAGAGCCAAGGCATGGCTCGCATCAGCCATTCGACGAGCATCCAGCTCTCTTTGGCTGTGGTCTCCTGCTTAGCATAGAGCCGGATCAGTTTCCCGACCCAGTTGTTGTGCATATCGCCGATGTTTCCGGCGAAGAGACCATAGGTCTTGGAGACGGCGGAGACGTGCCGCTCTAGCAAGGCCAAATCCGTACCAGGGTCGTCGACATGTGGGTCCCCGAAATGAGCGATACCATACGGCCCACTTACCGTAACCCTTACTGGCACGAGCCTTCGCGCTGCCATTGCGGCGTCTTTTCTTGCGAATTCCCGCTTGCGTTGATCGAAGAGTTCGTCGAGCGTCTTGTGGTGGCTCGGGAGCTCCGCTACTGAGAAGTGGTCCACTCTCATCCCCCTCGGATTTGAGTTCTCTGCGGTATGGGCGCCCCTTCTTGAGGGGCGCCAGACCACGGTGCTTCATCTGTTCTCCATTAGCCGAAGAACTTGACAGGAGCCTTTGCGTTCATGCGGCCGATGACGGCCATGATGGTGCCGATGACGCCGCCGATGGCCTGAATGGCCGTCGTGACGCCCTCTCCAACAGTCTTGACGTCTCCAGCGCTAATGTCCCAGCCGAAGAGCTGGGCAAGAGCCGGGAGAACCGTGGACGCGAACGTGACGATGGTGCCCCAGATCGTCAGCGACTGAGACCATGGTTTGTAGTCTGTGGTCGCCGGAGTAGTTTCCGTAGACATTGATTTCTCCGTGGTGATAGGCTTTGGTTCAGGCTGAAGTGCAGCCGGGGGTTTCGGTGCGACGATGGTCGCCGCTTGAACTTTTTGCGCCGGAGCTTGCACCCCAGCGAGGCTGTCGCGAAGCTGGCCGAGACGGGCCCACCATTCCGGATAGCGAACGTCCCAGTCTTTCTGCTTCTTGAACTCTGTGGCTCTCTGGGCCATGAGCGCATTGATGAACGGGATGACGCCCATCGCCTTGATGGCGGCAATCGTTTTAGGCCCGATGATGCCGTCGTCCTTGACCTTCGCAGCGCGCTGCATCATGAGCCGGGTCTTCTGCGGGCCATGCTCGAGGGCTGTGTCGAGAATGAAGACAGAGTAGGCCTGTGCGAACTTGTCAGCTGCGGCCGGAAGCCAGTAGTTCTTGGTGACGATCTTGGCCAGGGTGTCCTGGCTCATCGCATCGCGGTTCCCACGGATCAGAGTGGTGTTCTCTGTCGTGAGGCTCTTCCCCATCCAGACTGCATACTCGTTGAGCGAGATGTAGGCCGGGGTTGCTCCGATCTTCTTGATCGCATCAACGACAAAGTCGTTGGCCTTCTCGACGGCTGCCGGGGTTGCACCCTTCGGACGGCGATACCCAAGGAGCCTGCTCTTGGCGGTCGATGAGATTGTTACGGCATTGCTCTGGTTGCCGCCGAGGTGAAAGATCTTTCCATCCTTCTCGTAAAGGTAGAAGGCGACGTGGCCCTGCCAAGATGAAGTGCCACGCTGGAAGACGGCGATGTCGCCGACCTTCGGTTTATCTACTTTTTCGCCCCATTGTAGATAACTGCGGGCAGCCAGCGAGCGCGTCGACACGACGCCAGCTCGCTCAAGCATGGCTCCAGCAAATGCGGCACACCATGCTGTCTCGTCGTCATCAATCTCGGCGTGCTTCACATCCTGAAAATACTGCAATACCTTCGGATTGTGTTTACTACCGACAGTCTCTTTTGTGCCGAGCTCCTTACGGGCCAGCTCAAGCCATTTCGGCTCACTCATCATTTAGCTCCGTGGAACTTGCATTCCTGTTCGTAGACCTTGCAGTACAGGGCATCGACCTTCTGCCGTAGCTCGCCAAGCATCCGGTCCACTTCATCAACACGTTCATTGAACCGGTCGTCGACTTCCTTGGCCCGATCAACGATGCGTTTCTCAAGGGAGAGAAGGATCTTGGTTTCTTCGACAATGGTCTGCCGTAGAGCGACAGCTTCTCTGAGGTCATAAACACGGCCATCGATGGCGATGGCCCAGGTTGTGAGGGCGCCAATGGCGGATGAGACTAGGACAACAAGGATCTTGCGGCTGAGGCCCGGGTAGGACTTGTCCACCTCGTCCGCAGCACGATCTACGATCTCATCCGTTCCAATCGCGCCACCGAGCTTCTTCAGGATCTCCTTCACGCCAGACCCTCCGCCTCAATGTTGGTTTTGTAGCCATCCTGCGTCAGGGAGTGGACGACGCTCTTGATGCGGTAAGCGCCGTCGATAACGGCGCGCACACCGACCACAACCATGATCATTTCTGCTCTGAGATACTGAGACCCGACCACCACCATGGAGAGCTGCTTCTCAGCCCTGTTCAGAGCAGAGATACGGCTCTGTGCTCTGTCTTCAGCGATCTTTTCACCGTTTGTCTCTAGATCAGCGACGCGAGACTTGGCCGGGCTTGAGGTCCGGCCAGCGCCACTTCTGCCAATGCGCCTCTTGCGCTGCCGCTTAGCTTCCTTCCGGTCCCACCAGTCAGCCTCGCCGCTCTCATGAGCGTTTCTGTCAACGAAGGAGAAGGTGTATTCCATGATGTTGCCGGGGCAGGTCACAACGGCGAACCCGGTGATGTTCTCTGCCTTCTTCTTCAGGACCAGCTTCCCGTCCTTGCAGGCGAAAACCCCGTCATGCTTGTCAGCCAAGGATTGCAGAAAGTGAGCATCACTCTCTTCGGTCTGGCCAAGGTAGTCGTATTTGAGCTGGGCCATGGTGCCGACACAGCCATTGATGAGGCCGTGCCGCTTGGCGATCTCATCGCAGATCTGGCCAAGGGTTTTCTTCTCGTAGCCCTTGGACCTCTGCTCTTTCATCATCTTGATGAAGTCCATGGACTTGCCGGTAATCTCCATCTCGCGGGGCCAGCCCTTGAGAGAGACCGTGTCCACTGTGAAGAGGCCCATAAACGAAAGCCCCGTCTCCCGGTAGCCCATTGCGACCGAGATGACGGAGCCTCTCTTGGGGACCCCGAGGATCCCATTTCTATCGTCGACGAGAATGCGGCAGGTGTCGGACTGAGAGCCCTCTTGGTCGGTAACCTCTAGAGCCAACAGTCTGTCAACGAGATTTCCCGTAACCGTGACCCCACCGACCGAAACTGAGAAGGCTGGCTTCATCAGTCCTCCCAGAGCTTGATGGGCGGATCAACAACAGTGGTGTCCGGGAGATAGACATGAACGCCTGCTGGAAGCAGCTCTGGCTTGTCAGAGAGACGGTAGTTCTTTGAGCTGTTGAGAACAGCTTCCACATACCCAGATTGCTTTTGGTAGTGCTTCCAGACGATGTAGTCGAGCATGTCGTCTGTCCTTGAGACAGCAGTGGCGTCAGCCATATCAAGCTCCCTGCGTCGTCATAACCGATCAGTGTACGAATGTGTGAAAAAACAGAGGGTAACCCCCCATTTTCTCAGAACAATCCAAGGATGAAGCCGAGGCCATCAGCCCCGTACGCAGTGAGTTCAATCGTGAACTCCACCTTGCGCGGAGAACCATCCTTGGCGAAGAATGTTTGGACGTCTGTGATCGACGTGATGCACCAGAGGCCATAGTACCGGCCAAGGTTAGAGGCGACCCCTCTGGGGATGCCGATCATGGCTTCGCGGCGCATTCTCTCGAGTTGCTTGAAGCCGCTCCCGAGCCGCGGGTCCTTCGGGTAGAGAATGCCTTGAAGGGAGACAGTCTCTAGACCCGGACCCATGTACTGCATCGCTGGCCTACGGCCGATGCGCTCCTGAGGCTTCCAGCGGTACTCGAACTTCCTGTCTAGGGACTGGTAGTTTAGGCCCGCAATCTTGAACCTGTACGGGCCGACCCCCAAGATTGGCTCCGCCATAGAACTTCTCCTTCAACCCAAGGCTTACGAGCCCGGAACAGATCACGGCGATCAAAGCAAGCCCGAACCAACGGATCACAGCCATAGTGATGCAGCTCCTATGACAATGAGGATGATGAGGATGAAAGCCGTACTCATGGACTGGACCGGCTTTGACTTCTCATCCCAGAACGGAGGTTGGATCTCGCTCTTCGGAGGCTCGTACTTCGGAGGAGGCCTGTCAGGGACCTCCTCCCAGAAGGGCTTCGCTTGGCCGATCTCTGTATTCGGCTCATTAGGCTTGTAGTTCATTTTGTTGCCGTCCCAGTTACACCAGGGTCGGCCTGAGCCCCGGAATTGATCATGGCCCCCTGTGACGTGATGGTGACGCCCGCATTGTCCACTGAGACGTGGACGTTGACAGTGCCACTCTTGGTGACCTTTGGCTCAAGCGTGATCGGGATGCTCATCGGAGCAGGAGGAACAACCGTGATCTCAGGCCATGGCACTCTTAGGGGTAGGGGACCCATCTGGGTCTGTGGCCCAAGAATTGGACCGCGGCCCTCTTCGGCGCCATAACCGCCGATGTTGAGCGGCGGCTGCGGGCCAGTGATCTGAGCAAGAGCCCTGATGGCTGCCTCATTGAAGGCAGAGTAGATCTTGCTGATCGTGGCCCCGATAGCCGGTGCAGCAGCCTCCTCCGCCCTCTTGATGTCATCGGCAATGCTCGGAGCCTGGAGCTCAGGTGGGTACACCTTTCTATAGCCAGGCCTCGTCCTGTCTGGCTGGACTGTTCCAACCTGAGGCCTTGGGGCTTCCGGCGTAGCGGGAGCACCTTCAGGCCTTGGCTCTTTCGGTCCGGGGACGATTTGAGGGGCGGCAAACCGGCTAATGCCTGTCGCTGGCTTATCGCCTTGCGTGGCTTCATAGAGGCGCTGACCAAAATTCTTCGGGGCAGGCTTAGGAGCAGGCTTCTCAGGTTCTCCGCCCGTGACGGCTTCCCAGATACGCTGTCCGATAGACTTCTCGGTCCCGGGTTCTGGCTCCCAGACGAACCGGCCTTTGGCGTCCTGCCCCTCTTCCCCGTCATCCCAGTAGCGCTCTTTGTGCCTGCTGGTTTGATGGATAGGCCCTGACCGGCCTTCGCCTTTTGGGTTGCCCATGCCAGCGCCGCTGGGCCCGTACGGGCTCCAGGAAGGCTGCGGAATGGGATCTGTAAACCCGCCCGTCTTTGGAATAAACGGAACGAGCGTGCTGTTGGCGCGCTCACCACCGATGGGCGCTTCCCTCTTCTCGGCCTTACGCTCGTTCTCAATGGCCTGGTCGGCTCTTGAGATACCACGAACCTCTTCCAGTTTGGCGAGGTATGCGGAGAGCTCATCAAGCCAAGCCTTAAAGGGTCCGGCGTTGCTCTCGCCGAACCCGGACATGAGGTTCTTTACAGACTCCCATGCCTTGTCTGCCGACTTGGCCAGAGTGTTGAGCTTGATGCCAAGCTCTTTGTCGATAGACCCACCAGATGGCGCGACCTTATTCTTTTCGATAAATTTCGCGAGCTCTGGATTGGTCTTCTTGAGAATGTTGAGGTACTTCTCATTCTCAGCAACAAGCTTGGCCGTCGCGTCGTCTGCTGTGGCCAACTGAGCAAGCGCGTTGGCAAAGCCTCCGAAGAGTGTGTCAGATGTTGCGCCAGCTTCCTCGCCGAAGAGCTTGCCAAGCATGGCAAGGCGCTTTGCATCAGGAAGGTTCTCAAGAGCTTCTGAGAACTTGAGGAATGTCCCAAGCGGGTCCTTTGAGCGCTCGGCGTCCCACTTCTCAGGGGTCCAGCCGAGGAGCTCATCAAGCACCTCAATCCGCTTCGCTCTGTCCGTTGCACCCATAGAAGTCAGGCGCTGGAACATGATGCGTGAGCGCGTACCAACGCGCTCACCTGACGGTTCACCGGCAGAGATCTGAGCAGAGAAGATGGCAGCCGTCTGCTCTGCAGTCAGGCCGAACTTCTCAGCCTGCGGCTGGCCGCGCATCATCGCTTCGACGATTTCCGCACCGGTCGACGGGAACGAAGCTTCAAGAGAGTTGATTGCATCAGCAGCCCTTTGCATCTTCTGTCTGAAGAGCTCAGGGTTGTTGACCATTTCATTCTTGAAGAAGGTGTTCCCCATGCGACCAAGGGTCGCCGAGATCTTTTCGGGGTCGACGTCATCCCAAGTGATGTTGATCTTGGAAACGAGGTCAGCCAGCGTGGTCAGGTTGTCGAACCCGGAAATGCCGGTCTGCGCCATGCGGAACATGGACGTCGCAACATCAACTGCAGGAATGCCGTACTTCGTGGACAGCTGCCTGCTGACGTTGCCGTAACGGCTCATCTCAGCTTTTGAGACAGGATTGGCAGGCGTGTCGATAACCTTGCGGATATCAGCGAGCCTGTCTTCGAGCTGGGCGTGCTGCTTGAGGGCTTGATACCCGGCAACCGCACCGCCAACGCCAACGAGCGTTGCCGGTCCACCGCGGCCGAGCGCATAGCCATAACCACCAAGAGCCGCCAAGCTCTGCTGGACAGGCGTCCACGAATAGCCGCTCCGGCGCCGAATTCTATTCTGGCGCTCGAGAGCAGCGTTCTGCCTGTGGATCGCCTGAACGTCTTGGCCAAGGAATGCCCGAGCCCGGTCCCGCATCTGGGCGCCCTGTGCAACCAGGACGTTCATGCGGTTCTGGAGCCGGTTCAGGCGCTCCATTGAGTTCATCAGGCCGCGAACAGACCCTGCAATTCTTGCAAGGCCTCCGCTAACGCCATCCCTTAGGCGGGCAACAATATCAAGATAGTTCGTCGCCATCTTCTATTGCCTCACCTATCGGTTTGCGTTTTGGCTCCACCGGCTTTGGTGGTGTCGGTGGCGCCATCTGCCTGACGAGCTCGTCGTAGACCCACAGCAGATCCTCCCATTCCATCTTCTGGATCTCGGAGAACTGCATGTGGAGATGACGCATCAGCAGGACGCAAATTACTCTGACGTGGACTGGGCTTTGCTGGGATTTCCCAGACGGGTAAAACCCTCAAGCGTCTCCTGGACGATAAGGAAGTCGTCCATATCCAGCTCGTGGATCACACCAATATCAACTGCAGCGGACGCTGCTGCCATCGCAATGAACTGCTCGAACGGGTTCTTGGCGTCCATGTTCACTTCGAGCATGTGCTTGACTTTAAGCTTGCGCAGCGTGAGCTGCGCGTAGGTCTGGCCAGCAAATTCAACAGGCTCAGACAACTTTATTGTCTTCTGTCGCATGCATCCCCTCAGATGTTAGAAAGGCGGGGCCTGAGCCCCGCCGTATTGATTAGAGACCAAGAGCGATCCGGTCATTCGTCAGCTGGTCGACACCGCCAACAACGCGACGGCAGTTTTCGATGTCGATCTCGATGAGAACCCGGTCACCGCGCGTCAGCTTGTAGTAGTCGAGGGCAACCATGAAGGTGACCTCGATCTTCTCACCAGCTTTGAAGTCGCCCATGTCGACTTCCTTGAGCATGCCGCGCATGTTCGCGACAACGGGCGTCGCCGTTCCGTCCTGAGAGGCGAGAGCGCCACGCAGGGTGAAGGCTTTCTGCTGACCCGGATAGAGCCCGAATTTGTCTATCACTTGGTCGTCAACAGCAGTCATGGTGAACTTGAACTCAAGCTTCTCCATGCCGAGGTCAACCTCGACAGGGATGTCCATGCCGCCGCCGCGGAACTCTTCCATTTTAACAGTGAGCTTGGGAAGTGTTGCGCCTTCACAGTCGCCCATCTTCCCAACGCCGTCGACGTAGACGACGAACTTGCGCAGAAATGAATTTACAGCCATGGATCACTCCTTAGATCGAGAGCTCACGGAGCACGTCCGCGACAAGTTCGGTGTAGTATTCAGGCTCTCTGTGAGCACGGAACCGGAGGTGCTCAATCGGAGCCGGGGGCTCGATGTCGAAGTCGACCGACAGGATGCCCTGAAGCATCTGATCCTTGGTGTTGATTGTCGGATCGATCCACGCTTTGCCGCCGAGGATGGCGCCAACAGACTCCAAGTGGCGGAGGTAGGCATTCACGCTTTCAGCGATTTCAACGACGTTGTTCTGCGAGAAGGGACGGTCAACTGCCCAGAGGAAGGCTTCTTCCAAGCTCTCGTAGACCATGTCCGCGGTGCGGCGAACCGACAGGAACGCCCAGTTCGGGTCAGACGACGTCGTGCGGTTGCCCCAGAGCCGGAACCCTTCGTGGCGGATGATGGTCGCCACTTCGTTCTCGTTCAAATAGTTGGCCTGGGTGTTCGGGTCGGAGATGTTGAAGTCCACCGGACGAGACATGCCGGTGATCCCGTAGATCTCCTGGTTCGACGGGCTCCACCAGAAGCCCTTCGAGTTATCCATGCGGGAGATGATGCCAGCAACGCACGGAGAGGCAGGGTATGCGACATGCGAGTTGGTGTCGCCGTCGTAGACCAGAACCTTGGGATCGACGATGTAGACGCGCTTCGATCCGAAGTCGCCGCGGTAGGTGATCGCCGCAGCGTCAGTGGTCGAAGGACCGTCAGCAACAATGATAGCGCGGAGACGGTCAGCAATGCCCATCATCTCCGATACAATCGGATTGCGTGCAGAGCCAAGCGTCAGGGTTGCAGTTGCCTGCGTGCCAGAAGCCGGAGCAGCAATCGTGATCGTGGACCCCGGAGCAACGCCTTCGCCGGGGTTGTCAACGCGGATGTCAACAACCTTGCCAGCATCAACGCCAGTGCCAAGGAGAGCCGTGAACGTCGGCCTGATCTTGGGCTCAGGCGGCGGGGGAGCCGAGAATGTCACGGTCGGTGGTGCTACGTAGCCTTGGCCGCCGTCCGTCACAACGACTGCGATGACGTTGTCGGCGAGAGCGCCAGTGCCGAGGATCGCAACGCCCTGTGCGGGACGGTTGCCAGCACCGGCCGGGGGCGCGCTGAACGTGACGGTAGGAGCCGTAAGATATCCAGCGCCGTCCTCAGTGATGGTCACCGAGGTCACAGCATCGCCAGTCAGAGTAGCCGTACCAGTGGCTGTGACTCCAGCGCCGGGCGCCGGGTTGAATGTTACAACCGGGGCTGCCGTATAACCAGAGCCCTGGCTGCCCATCACGACGTCCGTTACGCCGTCCGTCACGCGGTAGTCCGTGAAGCCAGGAGCGATCAGAACCTTCGGAACAAGGCCAGTCTTTGCCCGGCTTTGCAAGAAGGCCCATGCACCCGTGCCAGTGATAGATGACCCAGCGATGTTGGCGCGGGTTTCGCCAAGGGTCAGACCCTCTTCGACGCGGACCACAACGACTGTGGCACCGGCCTGATCGAAGATCCGGTCGATGGCGTCTTTGAGGGTTCCCTCGACACCGAGCTTGGCAGCAATGCGAGGATTGCCGACGATGGCAACTGGTTCGTTCAAGGGGAAGACGGATGCGTCAGCATCCGGTGCGGTTCCGATCAACCCGATGATCGATGACCGAACCGTCCGAATAGGGCGGATGCCGTCATCAATTTCGACCGTATCGATACCATGCAGAAAAGTTTCAGCCATGTTTCAGCCTCTTTAGCTCCTGTGCGGGGCTGCAATTAAAAAGCCCCCACGAGGGAGGCTGATAAGGAGATCGGGGTGGGTTGACTTAAAGCCCGCTCACCATAATCGGCGGCGGCACGATCTTGCGCTTCTCGTAGTCGGCGGCCTGCCGGAGGGTCTGCTTGATAAACCCGTCGAACCATGCCTTGAGGATCATGGGGACGGTCGGTGTGGTGGGCCTGCCCTGCTCGTCCTTAAATTCCGTCTGATAATAGTCGGCCATCGCCTCAAGCAGCTTTGCGACGTCCGCGTCGGCGGCCTCGTAAGTGGCGGTAAAGCCGCCACCCTCCGCAACCGTGCCCGTGGTCTGGCCTTCGACAAGAAATGTGATTTTACCCATCGATCTGCTCCTCGGGCTTGTTCTGCTGTTCAGCGGCTTGCCTGTTGATCTCAGCGACAACCGGCGCCGCGTGCTTGAACGGCATCTCAGCCAGGGCGGCGCCGACCACTGCCCACTGCTCTTGCGTTAACGTGATGGTGTAGGTCATTGTGCTTCCAGTACCTTAAGTCTTTCGTTCAGTTTTGCGATGTGGACAGCTTGGACTTCTGCGACTTCCCAAAGGCGCTGTGCCAGCTCTCCGATGGAGAACCGGGCCTCCTCCGTCCATTCGGAGCGGCGGAGCATGGCGGGGAGAGCGCGGCGCTCAATACACGACGCGGTAAATACGTCGATGTCCAGCAGGGCCGGGTCAAACGCCAACGCGCGAGCGTTGTCGGCGTCCTCCGGCGCGAGGTGCCCGTCCTGCCAGTGATCGAAAACGTAGTCCGTCAGCAGGACGTTGTCGTCATAGACGGCAATGGCGTTGATGGTCTGGTTACCCTTCGCGCCGCCAGCAGCGCCTACGGCGTACCACGACCCGTCAGCGGCGAAGACAAACCTGTCGGTGTTGGCCTGCTGGAAGGCGAGGTCGGCGGCGGGGGTTTGGTTGAAGTGCATCCGCCCGGAGTTAGCGCCTGCCCATCCGCTTCCGAGCTTATACAGATGGAAGTAAGATGTGCCTGCCCCGATCTGGATGCCGGTCTGCGCGGCATTCCCCGTGTTCTGGTTGAGCACGTTTAAGGTGTTGTAATAGTTCTGATTGCCATTTCTGACAAATTGATAAAGGCCGTTGTCAAATGTGAGCTGGTCGGCCGCGTGCAGTATGGTGACGTCACCGTTCGCGAAGTCGATGACGGCGCCAGACCCCAGGTAAAGGTCACTCCACGCCGTCCCGGGGATGCCGAGCGGCTGAGTGTTATCGGTCCCCGGCCGCAAGCGCCCCGTGGCGTCGATAAACAGGAAGGTATTCAGCGTCGAGAAGTTATGCCCCCGAACCGCGAAGCCCTGCTTCGTGTTGCTGTTGAGGTCCGCTGTAAAAGTCAGGCAAAGGAGGGACCGGTAGTCGTCTCCAGAAACCGTCCCGGGCTCTACAGAAAGACAGCCAAACGAGCCGTTGTTCGCGTTGGACCCGTTTGACCTGAGCTTGATGGATGAGCCGCTGTAGGTGGCGGTCGACGCGGGTGCGACCTCAATCGCCGAAGTATGGTCAAAGGCGTTCTGGTTCGACGCGTTTGACCTTTCCGCGATAAAACTTCCGCCGGTCATCCTGAGAATGTCGGAGGAGTGCGTCAGCAAGACGTCGCCGTTATTGAAATTGATCACCGACGCGTTCGCCAGGAACAGGTCTGACCACATCAGCGTGCCAGTGCCAAGCGCGGCGCCGTCGTTGGCGCGCGGCGTAATTGTCCCCGAGAACGTGCCGGTCAAATCAACGACCGTGTCGCTGGAGAGCTTTGTAAAGAGCTTGCCGTCGGCGGTGTTGAGCGCCAACTCGCCCGCCGTTAACGATCCGGCGGCTGGGACGGCTCCCGGCGTTGCAGACTTCTTAAGCAGAATTGTGTTCGGCATCAGTAGCTCCCGCCGTCGAGCGTCAAGTTATGG